CGTGGTGAGAGCACGGGCGAGGCGATCAATGTTCTGGGAAGCAGTTCTGGAAAACTAAGTTAATTGTAGACTATAATAATTAAGAATGAAGTCCTATGTCCTCATAGGGTTTATCACGCTCGCTATTGTCGTTCTGATATTCATCACACGACAGCAACGGGAAACGTTTGATAACACTGACAAAACGATTGCCCAGCTTCTTGTGAAGCCGAACATTCGTCTCTCGAAGATCCAGAAATCGCAGGAACAGCTCCAGGATGCGATGAATGCTGGTGCAGGCAAAGCAGAAATCAGGGGGATTCTGTAAGGAATTATTGGTGCCGTCCGATCCACCAGTCGGTAGAGAGGTAGGACGGGTAGAAGGCCAGTGTATCGGCACTCACTGACGGCCGGGTGTTTGCCAGACTGCGGACGGCGTCGGGGGTGAGGGCGTAGTTGTAGTACACTAGGCTTCCGATCTGACCGTTCCACCCACCGTTTCCGGCGACGTACAGTGGCTGCTCGTTCTGGAGCGGCAGCCTCTTCATTGTGATATGACGGTACATCAGGCCGTTGACGTACACATCAAACGACCGCTGATTCACCACAACCGCAATGTGATTGAGCTTTCCGGCGGGGAGGTTTCCTATCACAACCTGTTCCGGGTTGTTCTTATCGTACGTATCCTGGGTAATCGTGATCTGATTCTTTCCACTTGTCATGACCACGGAGGGGGACTGGAGGGTCATATCCAGATTTCCCTTGGTGAACAGGATGGGGTTCCTGTTCTGAGGGTCAAAATCGTTAATCTGGATCCAGGCGGCGTACGAGTATTCAATACCCTGATCCTCGTTGTTCGACAGGGGAAGAAGGGCGTCATACTGCTGATTCGTCATTCCGTCCTGGAGAGGGCCCACAATCGTTACGCTCGCTAGTGTCGGCTGTAGTCCCCGCGGCGTAGATGTCCAGAATCCGTAGCTGAACTCGTAAAAGACGAGGATTCCAATGCCCAGCACAATGAGCGTCATGAGGGATATAAGTATTGTCCGTGTGTCCATAGTGCCTTGTTATTTTAGAAGGTATACTTGTTTATTTCCTGTCCCACTGGATCAACCACCGCAAGCTTCACCACATAGGGGCTCATGGGTGTCTTCGACGTCGATGCTGTCTGGGCAACCGCGGCGGACGGCGGGCCAGCCTTGTAAAAGGCCATCGCCATGTTCGGGTTGAGTGCACCCGCATAAAAGTTGAGGGCTGCGAGGTTCCCTGAGAATCCTCCATTGCCCATGACCGTCGCATCGCCACCCGGAGCCTTGGGTACAGCGGGGAGCAGGCACGAGCGTACAAGCATGCCGTTGAGGTAGATATCTAAGTTGCGGCTACTCAACGACAGCGAGATGCAGAACCACGACTGGAGAGGTACATTCTTCACCTTACATACGAAGGAATCATCGGTGGATCCCGTCAGTCCTACAGGGGAAGGGACGCTCGATCCTCCCGACCCATCAGCTCCCGACAAGAGGTTGATCTTGACATTCAGGGTGTTCTCAACGGGGTCAAGGTATACATAGGGATTCAGAGCACCGTCCGCTCCACGAGTCAAAACCTGCTTCTCCTGTCCGAACCGGTAGTTCCAGTCCTGGACGAACATCCACCACTGTACTCCGTAGTTTCCGCCGTTGGTGCCGACCGAGATGGGGATGGACGAACCGGGGATGACCATGGAGGTATTGGTCGTCACGCCGGCAGCGGGTGTTACGCTTCCCGACCAGGTAGGCACGGTGAAGGTGCCCTGGACGATGAAGAACGTGCCGTAAATGAGGAGGGCGGCCAGGACCGTGAAAATCACGAACCACATAATGCGGGAGTTCAGGGGATCTGTCGACCGGACGAAGTAGTAGTACGCCAGAGCAAGTTCAACGAGCACAAACACGATCGTGGCGATGGTCGAAGTGGTGATGAACGTCAACGAAACTCCGCTCGCAGGCCCGGTGTTAGCAGTCGCCGACCTGGCGTTCGGGTTGGGTGTCGCAGCCGCAGCAACCGCCGCAGCGTTCGGATCAGGAGAAGGCGTGCTCATTGTTATTGTTAGAAGAAGAGGTAAAAACGGAAGGAGAATTCTCTGGCTGGCAGATAGACCAACTGAAATAGAAGATGTCCACTCCCATAACAATCTTCTGTAATAACTGCGGACAAAGAGGGCATACATTTCGAGACTGCGGCGAGCCTGTCCTCTCCTGCGGAATCATCCTCATACGAAATTTAACGAACCCCGGCGACCCGTCGACTCTCCCTCTTCTCACTGAAGATATTGAAGTTCTGATGGTGCGACGAAAGGACAGTATGTGCTACACTGATTTCATTCGTGGTAAGTTCGACCCGAGCGATAAGGTATACGTCCGAACGCTGCTTGACAACATGACACAGCAGGAGATCGCCAGGCTCAAGAACGAGACGTTCGAGGCACTGTGGTCTCGCCTGTGGAACAACTCAGATCGGCACGAGTACGAAATGAAGTTTGCCAAGGAGAAGTTCGATGCGGCGAAGACGGAGATCGATGCGTCGGTGTCTGTGTACATTGAGCCAGAGTGGGGGTTTCCAAAAGGTCGTCGTCTGAAGTGCGAGAGCGACCAAGGGTGTGCTGAGCGGGAGTTCTTCGAGGAAACCAATATCCTGAGATCGTCGTACACTATGGTCTCAGGCATCCAGTTAGAAGAAACGTTTGCGGGGACCAATGGAATCATGTACCGCCACAAGTACTTTCTGGCGGTCATGTCTCGTCCGGACAGAATCGATATCCATCAGCGGTTCACAAACATGCAGAAGCGGGAAATCTCGGCGATAGGATGGAAGACTATGGCTGACTGTATGAACCTCACCCGGCCGCAGTACACCCAGCGACACAGGATGCTCCAGGATCTCTCGATTCTCGCTGAAACGGTTGAAGTTCGTCTCCCGAAGGAATAATAAGAAGCATACACAATGGCTATATTTGCATTAACAACCGCCCGCGAATGGGGAATTATGTTTGGGCTGGGGTGTGGAATTTATGCATTCTTTTTCCTTCTGGGCTTCGGATTTTCTGCGGCCGCTACGTTTCATGAGTGCGAGAAAGCCGATGCTGCTAAGAATGCCAAATACGGAGCCATCTGGGCAGCGTACCCCGCAATTGCGTGGTTCATTATTCGGTCATTTGAGATTCTGCGTGTCCAGTTTGACCGGTTTTACCGCAGTTTTGATACATCCGAGGGAGGTATTGAGCGGGCGGGATGGATTTCTATAGGGTACTTCCTGACACTCGCATGTGTCGTGGGGATGTACGGTCTGGTCGGGGACTCCGTCAAGGATGTGTGTATACCCAGCGTGGACGAAGCGACGAGGTTCAAGCAGAACATGGTTGCCCGGAAGGCCGAAAAGGACGCAGCGATCAAAGCTGCTCAGGAGTCAACGCCCGCCGTCAAACCGGTAGTAGGTAGTGCACCATGAGATAAGACGCGATTGCCAGCATGATGATCCACCACCATAGAGGAAACACGGTTGAATCCTTACGTCCAGCACCAAACTCCCGTACCTTTCCACCGTTGAAGACGAGAGCTGGCCGGAAATATAGGAGGGCGGATACCAAGAAGAGGTAGATAGTGAGCATCCATACACGAGGATCTCCGTCCAAATTCATTGTATCATGAACGTATTTTATTTACGTTGTTGATACAATGACGACGGCATTTGTGTTGCCGAATCGCAAGGCCTTTGCTGACTTCATTGCCCGAATATACCTAAAATACCGTAAAGACCCTGCCCCTGATGACGAGGGCGTAGATCTCTGTCTCCAGCAGACAGGAAAGACGACTCGCGAACTCCTCCCCTACCAGAAACTTGTTCGCGACTACCTCTCGATTGAAACTCCGTATCGCGGTCTCCTAGTGTACCACGGTCTGGGATCTGGAAAGACCTGCTCGGCCATCGGCGTAGCAGAGTCACTCCTGTCCACCAAGAAAGTGTGGATCATGCTTCCGGCGTCTCTCCAGGACAATTTCAAGCAGGAAATCCGGAAGTGCGGAGACGCGATCTACGTCCAGAACAATTTCTGGGAAGTCCGTATCATTCGTAGCGAAGCTGACAAGGCTCCCGCTCTTGCCTTGGGGATATCCGCAGAGTTCCTAAGTAAGGGTCGGTACTTTGTCACTGTTCCCGGAAAGGACTCAAATTACTCCTCCCTGCCCCGCGATTCGCAGCAGGGGATTAACGAACAGATTGACGATCTGATCAAGAACAGGTACAATTTCATCAACTACAATGGTCTCACTGGCGAGAGCGTGCGTCGCATTGTGCCCGACGACGACCCCTTGAAATCCAATCCCTTTGACAATGCGGTCGTGATTATCGATGAGGCTCACAACTTGATTTCCAGGACGATCAACAACTCTGTTATCGGAAAGCGGCTCTATGACGCCATATACTATGCTAAAGACTGCAAGGTCGTGGCACTCTCGGGAACTCCCTTGATCAACCGCCCTAACGAGATCGCGTTTCTCCTGAACCTTTTGCGTGGACCCATTGAGCGGATCGTGATCCCTGTGAAGGAACTGCCTACATGGGACGAGGCGGGAATGAAGATGTATTTCCGTAAACTGCCGGAAGTGGACACGGTGGAATTCAATAGCGTGAAGCGGTCGATTCAAGTCACACGTAATCCAGGCCATTTCAAGTCAGTGTACAACAAGGAGGGAGAGCGTATTGCCGTACAGTATGACGAGGCAGTGACATACAAGACTCCAGGAGACTGGGTAGACAGTATCCGCCAATCGTTTGCGGCCACATTTCCCGGAGGTGTTCTCGCCCCACGCGAAAACATTCAGCGTGAAGCCCTGCAGTGTCTCCCCACCGACTTTGCCGAATTCATGAACACGTTTGTGGAGGGTCTGGATGTCAAGAACGCCCTGCTTTTCCAGAAGCGAGTACAGGGTCTTGTCTCGTACTACAAGGGGTCCGATGAACGCATGCTCCCCAAACGGGTAGATGATGACAAGACGCTGGAGTTGATCGAAATGTCCGATGAACAGTTTAATCGGTACCTTGAAGTTCGATGGAAAGAGATCCAGCAGGATTCCAAGAAACGTACCGGTCCCGCTGCTCTTAACGAAGATATGAAGACGTACCGCGTCATGTCCCGCCTGGCGTGTAACTATGCCGTTCCCTCGGATTTCCGTGCCCTCGCAGACGAGCAGGCGGAGGAAGACAATGAAGACGACAAGAAAGCCGTGATTCTGGCCAAGCTGCGTGAGAATCCCGATAAGTACCTCCGGGACGAAGGACTGGCTACGTATTCTCCGAAGATGCGGAAGGTTCTGGCAAACATTAAGGCAACGACCGGCACTGAAAACTTCAAGAACCAGTTCGTGTATTCGCAGTACCTCAAGCTCGAAGGTCTCGGTATTCTCTCAGCGATTCTCGATGCGAACGGATACCAGAAATACCGTCTCATAAAAGAGGGAGGAAAGTACCGCGAAGCTCCAGACCTGGATCCGGCCAAACCGGCGTACGCTTTCTACACTGGCGGGATCGACAGGGCAGAGCTGGAAATCACCCGCCTGATTTTCAACGAAGATTACCTCGGTCTTCAATCCGATTACCCCGAACACTCTGGAAGCATGAAGGAAAGCATACTGAAGCGAGGTGGAAAGAAACTCCTGTGTATTCTGATGGCCACATCGAGTGGTGCAGAGGGTATTAACTTGAAGAATGTTCGGCATCTCCACATCATGGAACCACACTGGAACCCTGCCCGGCACGACCAGGTGATTGGACGCGGTATCCGTCTATGTTCCCATGCCACCCACCAAATTCTGTCAGAGGGATCTATCAAGGTCGAAACGGTTCCGCAGGAAGAACGCACGATCCGCATATCGTTCTACGTGTCCGTGTTCACAAAGGACCAGGCGTCATCGAATACCGCCTTCAATATCGTTCCTATTCGGAGGGCGGACACCAGTCCCAAGAAGTACAATCTGCCGGAGGGCGGTGGGAGAGCACCCGAGGCATTCATGACCAGCGACGAGTTCCTGTACGAAGTGTCGTACGAGAAAGAGCGAATCACTGCGGGGATTACGCGTCTGATCAAGCAGGCGGCTGTGGATTGCGAGATTCATCGCAAATTGCATTCTCGCGAGAAGCCCGTGCTTCAGTGTATGCGGTTTGACAGCACCACCAAGAGCGAAGATATGGCGTTCAACCCCAATATCAAGGACGACGAGCTAGATGCGTCATACCTCAAGAACATGATGAAACGCAAGCGGCGGATACAGAAGGTGAAAGTCAAAGATTTCGTGTTCTTGGTGGATCCGGATACCAAAGAGGTGTTTGACGAGTCGGCGTTTGGGGATAAACAACGACTGCTCAAATTAGGTACACTCAAGGAAGATCGGATTCAGTTTTTCACGTATGATTAGGTTTAATCCTTCTTCTCGAGGATGCTCTCGAGAAACGCGTCGCAGATCTTAGACCACGGGCGGCTTCGGGCCACTGAAATACACTTCTCAGAGGTCTCGCGGCCCAGCATACCCAGAGACTTCTCCATCGCAGATGCAACCTCCTCGGCGGTTGAAGTGTACTCCGTCAGACCCACGCCAGCGGTCATCTGGAGGTAAGAGTAAGACGTCAGGGGGCAACGCACGCTCGTCTCAGGAGTCATGAACGCCTTGTAGCAGTCCAGATCCAGAACGACCTGCGGGGCACCCGTCGCCATGTGCTCCAGCTGGCACAGACCGAAACCCTCGCCGTTCGAGGTGTTCACGCCCACATCCGCCACGTTGTACAGCTGGTTGATGGCCTCGTCGTTGAAGTAGGCCGTGGGAGGCGTGGTGTCCACGATCGATACACGCGTACCATACTTCAAGTTGTCCAGTCCCAGGAGCTCGAGTTCGTTGAGGTAGATCTGGAGAGGCTGGTAGAACGCTCCGCCCTCCGGCTTGACGCCCGTGACAAGGAGCAGGTGAAGCGTCTCGTCGGGGAGCTTCTTCAGCAGGCGGGCAAATCCCATGATCGTGAGATCAAGACGCTTACGCTGCGAATTGCGGTTCATGTTCAAGAACACCTTGGCGTTCGGGTGAATGCTGAGGTTCTTGCGAATCCCCATACGCTCCGAGTCCGCCATGGGCTTGAACACCAGGGTGTCTACACCGTGCTCCATGACATCGATCTTGATGTTAGGCGTGGTCAGGCGGGTCATGAGATGGGCCTTCCACGTATCCGTGAAGCAGATAATACGGTCTGCGGCGTTCTCAATGTTCCGGAGGAGACCCATATCCGCACCCTTGTACACCTGGTCAAGGTATACCCAGAGCTTCCACTGCTTCTCCATATCCTTCGTCTGCTGGATGAACTGGTTGATGATAATAGGGTCATTGTAAATCATGATGATGTCGGGGTTGACCGTCTCGACATACTCCTTGAACTTGTTGAACCCGAACCCCTGCTCCTTGGGGTCCTCGTTGGCCGCAGCATCGTACTGGATGACGCCCTTGAGCGGGCGAGCTGGCTGGGGAAGACGGGCAGGGGTACGCTGAAATCCAAAGTGAAAGATCTTGACAAGCGGGGTCAGAGTTCCCAGCTGCTTGAGGAGGTTGTAGGAGACCTTCGAGTACCCTGTAACCTGCTCAGTGTGTGTTGATACAAGTAGAAACCGAACTGGTGCCATTTTATGATTAACCTTTTCTACGTGTAAATCAAATGGCAGAGTACTACTCTACAGTGACACTCGACGGCTCGCCAGTCTTCTTGAGCCAGCAGGTGCGTTTTTCCAGTGCGTCTGAAGTGACGTCGATGAAGAAGCGGGCGGCGGTCAACCAGTATTACAGATATTATCCCCAGTCTCAGAAGGCCGCGTATTCGTCGACGTACACAACATTTCAGGCGGGAGCGGTCTATAACGCCCAGAAAGGATCAAATGGTGTTTCGTGGAAGCCTACGTGCTGTACAAATGGCAATGGTTTCGTCCTCGCAAACAACAGGACTGTCTTTCCCGAAGGGGAGAAGAAGACCCTCAATATGTTTGTCTCCTCCAATGCGGTGATCAACAATCCTCAGTAATAGGCTGTCCCAGGTGCCTGTCCACTCTCCTTCATTTTGGGGATCTTCGTGAACTCCGAGAACCGGTCCATGAACGGAACAGGGGGGATGGGGTAGAGTTCGTGAACCGAATTGCTCCGCGTATACGCCCCATGAATTACCTTTCGTGTCTGTGTCCCGATCCAGTCGTATCCGAAGCGAACGCTCATGTACGAGTGAATCAACACAAAGAGGACAAGGATTCCAATAATGATATACGGCAAGTTCCGATACATTAATCATACCCTATAAGATAATATAGTAAGAATGGGTGGTGGACTCGTTCAGCTCACTGGCTTTGGTGCCCAAAACGTATTTGTCAATGGAAACCCTTCCATGACGTACTTCAACAAGATGTATAAGCGTACGACCAACTTCGCGATGGAACACTTCAGGCTGAATATCGCACATGTGACGGACACTACGCTTCCCCCTGCCGGAACAAAGACGTTCACGTTCCCGGTTCCTCGCTATGCTGATTTGCTCCATGACTGCTACGTATGTGTCCAGATCCCCGACATCTGGTCCCCTCTATCTGGATTCGACCAGACTACATCGCTCGCGTACGAGACTGCTTTCCAGTGGTCGCGTAACCTCGGGTACAATATGATCGAGTCTGCTTCGATTCTTTTCAATGGAACGGCTATGGCTACAGTCACTGGAGAGTGGATAAAGATCAAGAGTTATATGAAGGAGA